GTCGCAGATGGTAGGACGATCTTATTGTTCTCAAAGAGTACACTCAACGCCGGTACACCTTCCCACGGATCCGCTTTATTGCGCGCGTGTGTGATGTGCCCTTTAAGTGGTAGGTCTGAGGATCGTTGAAGCCCTAGATAGTGCAACTCGCCAAAGGCGTTTTTTTCGACTGCGACCACGCGCGGCGGGCGCCTAAACTTTGCATATTCACCCTTCACTCTACCCTGTAACTCAGTAGGGCTCATACCGCGCTTTCTGAAGATGTCTATGAGATATCGATCACCTGTCTTTGAATTCCTCCCCCATGTGATTCCTACGGTGTAATCCGTGTCGCGCTCTTGAGCGCCTTGTGCGTCTGTCACTAAGCTAAAATCCCAACCTTGCACAAGATCATCAACCTCAGCGGGTATGCTACCTAGTCGGTATCTCTTGCCGCGCTCCATCGCTCTCTCTAACCAAGCCATTTTGAACGCTGCTGAGCTCTCATCCTGAACCTCATTTTGAAACTCACGCGAGAATAGGCGGCTGCCTACGGCGCGGCGCTCCAATAACAGATAATCAAGCGGGCGCTCCTCGGGCCATAAACAAGAACCCCCCTCAATGTCTACCCCTGTGATGATCTCGCGCCCGTTCTCGTCGGTGTCCGTCACAAATGAATATGTCTCAGGCCATTCGGGAATAGCCTTATCATGCATCACTCGATACGTGGGATCATTGATCAGGTGATTGAACAAGTCGTCATGATGCTTGCGCGTTCCTATCACGAGGATTGATCCACCTCTTGAGAGCATCGGCGCGACCGTACCGCGCCACCATTCGCGCGTTTTCGACCTTACGCCGGCGGTGTAGGTGTTTCTATCGTCTTGGATGTCATCGCAGATAATGAGATCAAAGTGACCACCGGTGATGCTACCGCCCGCGCCTATCACCTCTAAAGAGGCGTCTACGCTCTCCCTCGATCGATTGAGGTAGATCAGGTTATTTGTCCACTTAGTGCCTTCCGCCTGGAATGGCGGCGCGCCGTCTAACGGATCGCTTGCCCAATCTTCTAAGATCCTTGAGCTCTGAAGTAACGAACTCACGCGCCTCATACGCTTCTCAGCTTGCCCTTGTGACTCGCTGATCCACAGAATTCTAATGTCTCTATCAAGGCATAGCGCGCGGGTCGCGTAAGTGATGGCGGCTTCCGTTTTGCCGTGGTCACGGGGCGCGAGGATTAGGGTCTTGGCCTTCACTCCCGTGTTTTTGGCTCGGACCGTGGCGCTTTCCATCGTGTTCAGCCACCTGTCGCGGTGATCAGCGCGTCTCATCCCGCAATAGTACGCATCAAAGAACTGAGGACTGGCCGCGCTCAATATTCGGCGCCCGCGTGGGGTCGCTAATAACTGTTGAGTGTCCATACCTAGCCCTCATAGGCGCGGGTTAGCGCGCCCGTTAACTGCTTTCGTAATCGGTCAAAAGATCGAGACTCTGCCAACTCTAAACACCAAAGAGCCTCCTTAGAATGGTGCGCCTCAAACTCTAATAATTCCCCAGCATAATGTTGCGCTTCTGCCTCAGAGATGAGGTCTAATGTGAGATCATCCAACACCTCGATGATTTGCTTGATTACTTCGATGTTCATTGCTCTTTGTGCTCTTTCCACAAATCCGCATCTGCGGTGCGTTGGGTCTTGCCACCTGTCGCGAAACTATACACACGCGCGCGGCTCCACGCGACTTGGGACGCGCCGGGGCGGTGTCCTGTTGCCCACGCGGCCGCGCCTCGCTCATGTACCCTCTTGATGATAGATCGCTTGATCCCTGTGAGCTTCGCTACGGTTGAGATAAACTCCTTAGCAGAGTTACCCCTCATCTCATCGCGTGTGTCTTTGGCGAGCTGTGTTCGCGAATATTTCGACGGGCGCGTCTTCGCGTCCTTGTCGCTCGGCAGTGGCTCATAGGTTCGCTGATCGGCGTCACGCGCTCGGCGCTCTAGCTCTCGCTTCCGCTTCGCTCTCTCCTCACCCTTGAGCCCGCTGAGATATTTAGCGGGGATCTTGGGTGGGCGCGAGCTCTCCGCGCTCTTGATCAGGTCTCGGCGCGCTCTCTCGGCGCTCTCATACCTCATCATCCTCGATCATGTCCTCATCGTCCATCGCTGAACCTTTCGCCATCGCGAGCGCTTGCCGCGGTGATGCTCCGTTAGCGTCCCTTGAAGAGACTAACTCTTTAAGGTCGCTCGTCGGCATCTGCTCAAAGATTGCCATGACTTGAGCCTTCTTGATCTGACGGTCTGCCAAAAATGAACTTAACTCATCATCGCTGAGATCATCGACCATAGAGTACACTTGATTCATCATCTCGCGGCGTGACATGCCGCCCTTCTCCATGTCCTCATCATCTTCGAAGTCCTCATCATCATCAAGATCCTCTTCAGCCTTCTCGAGCATCTTGTCGCGCGCGCTGTAGCCTGAACCCTTCTTCATGGGCTTAGGTGCGGGCTCGTAGTCGTCTTCACCCTCCTCATCCGCTGAGCCGAACAGCTCCGCCATGATCTCATCAAGGCGCTCATCGCTGATCTCATCTCTGGCTTTATTGCGCTTCGTAGGTGTCTTATTAGCTTTGACTAAATCCATGAACATAATGTTGTGTCCTCACAGTTCAATAACGGCCCTGAAATACAGCTCGCCGTCAATGTATATCGCCTCATAACGTGAGGCTAGGAAAGCGTAGACCTCATCTCGTGAGATGTCCGTCTCATCACTCGATTGAACATCCTCATCATCATCTAGGTCGTGGAAATGAGCATAGATCGACCATGCATCATCGACAGAGAGCTCACCCGATATGGACGCGCGCGAAAAGCGCAAGAGCCAAGCCTCTAAAGGTGTCAATGTGTCCTCATAGTCCATCTTGTCCTCCTGACCGAGAAGAGAATAAGTGCAAGCGATCATAGCACGTTAGCACACTCGATGAAATTTTTTTGAGATAGTTCTTGACGTGGCCGCTGTGCTGTGTCATAGTCACTACACAGTGTCACTGATGACACAGCAAAACACCCCCACACCACACACAAAGGAAACACCCCATGATTGTACTCTTCATCATCCTCTACACCATCATGTCATTCATCGCACTCATCTGATTAACCGCACACCACACACCACACACAAAGGAACACACCATGAAGATTCAAGTCCAGACCGCAACCTATACTCTCAAGATCGAAGCCACCCCAGCAGAGCAAGAGTTCGCTCTCACCATGATCCGTGAGCTCGTCGCCCCTACTTCTGCCCCCGTTGAGGAGCCCACTAAGGAGCCCACTGAGGAGCCCACTGAGGAGTTCACACTCTCTGCCGAGCTTGAAGCTGCGTTCGATGCGTTCGATGACTTCGACTCCCCCACTGAGGAGTTCACACTCCCTACTGAGCTTCACGATGCGTTCGATGACTTCGACTCCCCCACTGAGGCAACCACTGAGGAGCCTACTGAGGAGCTCACTGAGGACGACGAAGACGAAGACGAGTACACCGATGAGGCCCCCATTGAAACACCTATTAAGAACGACGATGGGCCCGCGTGTCCCGAGGTCCTCGCACTGCTCACCGACTATCAGAACCGAGCACTCAGCGCCACAGACAAAGACGTACTGGGTGGACTTCTCGACGAACTCGTCGATCTGCTCGAGGCAAACCCCACCTGGAACAAGGCGACAAGTGACGAGTGTGACCGCGTATATGAGGTTGCAGAGGCATACTACGACGAGCTCTGAGCCTCATAGAGCCTCAACCAGTACCTCGACACAGAGCCCCCTACGAGGTCACCCGATAGCTCACCCCCACCTCAACACCTAACTCATCAACACAGAGCCCTTAGAGGCCTCCTACGAGGTCGCCTGATAGCTCACCTACCCTCAACCCATCAACACCTCGACACAGAGCCCCTAGAGGCCCCCTTACACACACAAAGGAACACATCATGACGATTCAAACAGCTGAACCTGATCTAGACCCAACCCTCTACGACATCCCCGCTGAGCCTGTCTCTGAGCCCGCGGATATGGATCTTGTTGAGGCCGCCTTCGATCAGCACTGGAGGCACGACGGCGGGTACTGCCTGATCGAGCTCTCAGAGTTCAAGGCTCATCAGCCGCGTGGTCTCGCGGCCTATCTCTTCAACGGCTCACTCTACTACTCTGACGGCTCTCTCGCGTGGTCAATCGCTCTTGAGTATCTCTATTGATCACCACACCTCAACACCTCGACACACACAAAGGAACACACCATGTTCATCGATCCAGACCCAACCCTCTACAACATCCCCGCCCTGACCGACGAGGACCTCCTCGAGCCTGAGCCCGAGCCCGAGGAGCCTCGTGCTCCATCCATCACCGACTACGAGGTCCGAGCCCTCCAGGCCGTTAATGCCGCTGAGTCCCTGAGTGACCCGATCAATCGGTTCTCAGTTGCCCGCTTCGTCGTCCGATCAGCTGCCCGTGTCGCGAGGAGACTCCGATGAAGATTCGCGCCCCTCAACTCAAACCCGCCCAAGTCGCTCTGCTACTCTCTCGTCATCCTGAGCTCAAATATCAGCCTCTCAGCGCGTCTTTCATGACTCGGCTAGGGCTCACCATAGGAAGCGACCTATACACGCCCTACAGTCAATTTGATGGCTCTCTGATCGAAGAGCTGTTCAACCAGCCGCTCAAACCTCTCGACGTCCCCGAAGGCCTCTACCAGCGCCTACAGGAGATCAGCAGAGAGCGCTTCGCCCCCCTTTCTCACATCGCTGTCCTCTGTGTCAGCTTGGCACTAGGAGACCTCACATGAAGCCTTATATGCAAGTCTACCGCTCCACCCTGATACACTCTCTCTGTGCTCGACGCGCGCTCTGTGCCGCCGTCGCTGAGCTCTGCGGTGTGGAGCTGAACCCAACCGCGCACCCCTACGACCTCGACGCGCATGTGAGGTCTCTACCCTACGAGATCCGCACTAGTGCCCCCGTACATGACGCACTATGGGACGCAACCAAACAACTCTTGGCTGCATTCAACGCTGATCTAGAGTGTTATCTCAACTCATGGGTAGGGGACGGCCGAATCGAATCATGGCGCGTCAATTATCGGGCTCTATGGCGCGATGCTCAGGGGCAACTCGACAAAGAGGCCGCGCTACTGCGCCTATGGGACAAGAGCGGCTTCACACCTCTACTGGATCGTAATCTCACCCTCTCATGGTACGCGCTCGGGGCAGAGGTCAACGGAGAAGAGAGCGATGATGATGAGGATGATGATATCAGCAGTTACCTCGATGAGGAGTCGCGCTCGATGGATCGAGAAATAGGATGGGCCCTCAAATGAATCATCACCTGATCATCATAGGCGTGTTAGTCGCTGTACTCCTCACTCTCGGACTTCTCCCCCCTCGCGCTCATGAGCTGGAGCGGTGCGCGTCTACGATCCATGACGCGCTGACACCGCGCCAACGCGCGGTGCTACACGGTGTCTCACACCCCCCTTACCCTGTGATGACTTGGACCGATCAGTATCACCTATGTGCTGAGCTAGGCGCTCGCAAAGCACTCGAAGAAGCGCGCGCTGTAGAGCGATCCACTCCCCGTTTCACAGACTGAACAAGCCTAAGTGCTTATATCCGTTCACTTATTTTTTTAAAAATCCTAACCTTCGGTAATATTCCATTATCGAAGGTTAGGATTTTATTTTATTTTTTATCCTCATCTTTGCGGCTCAAGGCGCGGCTTGCGATGTCTCCAATTTGCCTGAGCTCGTCACCTGTCAACCCTGCGGCGGCTGCGTGCTCTGTCCATGAGCCTTGAGTGACCTCTACGCGCGCTTCTAGCGCGACCTTATCGGCGCCTATGAGGCTCTGTCTACGCGCTAGTGAATCGAGCGCGAGCTTTAACCCTGTCGCTTTGATCCTCTCATCACCTGAGCTCTGGACTAGCGCGAGCGCTTCACGCGCTATAGCCTCGGCCTCTGCGCCCATAGAGAGGGCCATAGAGCGGCGCTGATCCTCTGTGATACCGCGTTCTAGCAGCGCTCTCCACTCCTCTAGTAGCCTGTTCGTCCACCGTACAGGGGCGCCGCTGATCTTCGCGAGATCTTGAGGCGTGAGGGGCCCCGGCCACCTTCGCGCTACTTGGTCAATATAGCTGATCCATTCCGCGCGCTTGTCTCCTGTTGCGCGCCCTGTGTACTCCTGCCCTATAGGGTGATCTGGCAGGCTTGGCGGGGGCAGCTCCCGCGCGATGTCCTGAGCCAACTCTACAAGCGCAAAGTGTCTGTAATAGGGATCAGAAGCGGGCGCGATGATCACGCGCTCAGCGCGCGGCGCGAGTACCGGCGCGGGGGGCTCTGTCAGGGGCTCCTCGCGCGTGCGCGTGAGGGGAGCGGGTAGGCGTTCCGCGCAAGATGATTTAAGTGTCTGTTTCCCTTCCCTTTTCACAGCCTTCTCACTTTGCTCTCTAACCTTCTTCTGTCTTCTCGTCGCTCTACCATCATCAGGCGCGGGTTCAAGTCCCCACTGATCAGCGAGCGGTGAGAAGAGATCTCTAAGGTTGAGTCCGCTCTCCGCTTCGGTGGTCATGAGCTCGATATGGTCAGAGATCCTCTTGAGGCGTGCCTGTCCATTCTTGCGTGCCCTATAGGCACTCAAGAGGAGCTGTGTTAACCCTCGCGCGGTCTTGGGGCCTTCTAGGCTATTAGCTCTGGCGAGCTCTAGCGCCTCATACCATTGACCCACTAACAATCGTTGCCATATCGCACGGTGTGCGCGGGTGCATCCTTTGACCTTCTGGATGTCTGCATAGAGCGCTAGAGCGCCCTCAATATTTAGCGGGTGATCCATCGCTGAGTTTTCCGTTGTAAAAGCTCATGGTGTTTCATGTAGAGGCGCGCGTAACGACTCTGCGGGCCTGCGCCGTTGTAGCGCCCAGCCGCGCTTTGAAGGCTCGGATATTTAGCCCTATACCACTGCCACGCTCTAAGGCCTGCGTCGATATAGTCCTTATCTTGGGGACGGCTCCAATACTTAGGCAACGCTTGCAGGGGACCTTTTGCACCTGCGCTCGATGTGAGCCTCGGTGTGTGGCGCGTCTCGATGTATGAGAGCGCGATCACCTCCGCGGGGTCGAGGCCGCGTTTGTGCGCTCGTGTGCCTACTGTTTTACAGACCTCGATGGCTTGAGAGAAGCGTCCTCGATAGTATCGCTCAGTCGCGGCCAAACCGCCTTCATTCGCGGCTTGGGATACGCTGATAATACAGAGTAGAGAGATAAGGCGTTCAATGCCTAATATCATGATGTTTGTTCCTTTGTGGTGTCGTAGGTGGAGGCGTCAAGATAGCCCGCTTTAACAAGTTCATCAAGCGCTTGATCGAGTCCGTGGGCGATTGTGGCGATCCATCCGAGACGCTCGAGCTCAGAGATCCATACCTTTTGATGAGGGCTTGCGCGCCCGCCTTTGGCTCTCTTCAGTTCAAGCGCAAGTCCTTTAGCTTCGGGGTGATGTGGGGGGCTGTTGAAAATCAAGATATCAGGCACGCCGGGCTTGAGCCCTTGGGCCTTGAGGCTTGCGGCTGTTCGCTTGTCTCGCTTGCCTCCGTTGGCGGTGGCTGTCCAACATAGGCCCGCGCGATCGAGCACGCGCGCCAGCTCTTTTTGAATTTCTGCTTCTGTCATTCCTTTTTCCTCTGTGTCAGATGCTCAAAAAAGATCTGACACACTCCTAAAGTATTGATATATATTGGAAATATTAAGGCTTAATCATGTTTGTGTCAGATGTGTGTCAGATCAAAAAGACATCTGACACACCCCTAAAGCATTGATATATCTTAACAATTCGCCTCTTGTGTCAGATGTGTCAGATAAATCACCAAACTCTTTTATGTGTGTGTGTGTATACATATGCTTTTTATATGGCGCCTGATGTACCACGAAAAAAAGAAAAAAGTTCTCGTGTAAAAAGTCTAAATCATCTGACACATCTGACACAAAGAGTAAATAGTTGAGAGATATTGAGGGTTTAGGGGTGTGTCAGATCGAAAAAAGATCTGACACACATCTGACACAACAGGTTTTTGAGGGTGAAATAGTTGAGAGATATTGAGCACTTAGACATGTGTCAGATCTTTTTTGAGCATCTGACACACTTGACAAGATCTTGATATTAATCTATAACCTACGGTTATAGATTAAACTCAAAAACAGCGACGCCATAAGCTCGGAGGAACTGCACGCCGTCGGGGGGGTAAGTGCCCTGTGGGATATATAGAGCACTCAAGCCTGCGTGATAGATCGCGCGTGCGCAAGCGGTGCAGGGGGCTGTAGTGCAGACCATAATTTTATCGAGCGTCGCCGCGCCGTGTCGGGCGGCGTTGAGGATCGCGTTGAGTTCAGCGTGATAACACCCGATAGAGGGAGAGTCCCCGCTTGCAATTTGCAGTTGGTCCCGCGAGCATTGATCTTGAGCGCAGAGGTCCCCTTGCGCTTTGCGAGGGGGGCCGTTGTAACCATCTGCAATCACGCTCATTGAATGGGGATCTATGATCAGCGCGGCGACACTTCGCCGTGTGCATGATGAGAGTTGGGCCAATGCGTAGGCCTGCTGAATTCGTGCTCTTAAGTGTTTGTTTTTCATGGTGCCAAAAAGAGAAAGAGAGAGAGTGAATGGAATGGATTACAGATTTAGGTGCAGTGACGCTCATCACGTTGAGTGTAGGCGTCCTTTTGGGGGCTGTGGTGTATGCGTGCGCGGGGCCGCGTGATCCGTGGTGATGGCGTACTCTCCTTTAGCGGGTTTGTGTACTATCGCGCTTTTCTTATTCATCATCATTACAGTGATCATGCGCTCTGAGGACTGATGAAAGGCCACGCTTTTTCATTGGCATAAGCGACTTTTCGTGGTAGAGTGGTACACCTTTGTGAGTGGGGGGCGCGGGTCTTTATCATCACCGAAGACCCGCGCCACCTGTGTTTAATAGCACCACTCTTAATCATTCTTGGCGGGGTCGATGTGGGCTACACAAGGTGGCGTTTAGCTTGGGGGCTCCCTCTTGCTAGGCGCCTTTTTGTTTTTTCGCTTTGCTGCGCTTGATGCTTTGTAAGCGTGCTTCACGCTCTGTGGGTGTCTCTGCGGCTCGTTTGGCGCGCTGGTATTCTCTGTCTTTTTTAAGCCTGATCTCTCGTTCTTCGGGGGTCTCTGTCTCGATGATCTCTCGCCGGCGCTCTGCGCGTCGCGCGTTGCGCTCATCGGCTCGCGCGCGGTCGTAGGCTCTGCGCTCTGCGCGTCGGGCTTCCCGCTCTTCCTCAGTCTCTGCGGCGCGCTTGGTGCGTCGGCGCTCATTGATGTATTGACGATAAATCTGATCCGGTGTCATTCATCGATCCTCTCGCTCTCGAGCTTTCGCTTTGCTGCGCTTGATGCTTTCAAGGCGTGCTTCGCGCTCTTCGGGTGTCTCTGCGGCGCGCTTGGCGCGTTTATATTCTCTGTCTTTTTTAAGGCGTGCTTCGCGTTGTTCGGGTGTCTCTGTCGCGTTGCGTCGCAACCTATACTCTCTTAATTTCTGGAGGCGCTTCTCTCGCTCTTCGGGGGTCTCTTCTGCGCGTCTTCTCTTGTGGTATTCCCTTGACTTCTCGAGGCGTATCTCACGCTCTGTGGGTGTCTCCAGTGCGTTGTAAGCTCTTCTTTTCTGAAGGCGTGCTTCACGCTCCTTGGGGGTCTCTTCTGCTTTGCGTCGCGCGTGATATTCGCGCATATAGCGGTTACGGCGTTCACGGCGCTCTTCTTCGGTTACCACTGATCAACCCCTTTGATTCTCACGTTTGGCAAGTTGCACCAGCCCTTCGAGCTCTGCTCTCTCGCGTCTGCGTTGCTCTGTTAGGGCGTCTGTCAGTGTGCGTTCGATCTCCTCATAAAGCTCGATACTTTGGGCGGATAGATCAGAATCTTGCATCTGATCGATGAGGAATGTCTTCAACCTTTTGAGCGCGTGTTGGTGATCTGTCATTTGTCGTCATCCTTCATAATCACAAGTTCGTCAGCGAGTGCCATTGTTTGGGGAAAGATTGCGGTAAGGTGGCAGTGGATAGCGTTTGCGATGTTCCGCGTTTCTCTTTGTGAGTGCTTGTCTAAGCGGAGCTTTAAAAACTTGATCCAATTAAGCAAGTTACCGCTCATGTAGAATTGCGTCATCGTCGCCAAAGGCAAGACGGCCCGCGCGATTTCACGGCTAACGCCTTGTTGAAGGAGTTCGTGATAGGTCGCGAGCGCGTTATCATAGGCGGCGGTGAGGAGGTCTGAGCATTGCTCTTGGTCAAAGTGGGGTGTGTCTTCATCGCTGCACTGAAGCGCGCGGGGGTGCTGAATGTAGAAGGTGTCAGGGGTGTAAATTTCGATCGCTTTTGATGTGTATCGTCGGCTTACTTCGTTGTAGGAAAATGTACGGTGTCGCTGAATTTGACGCGCGCTGAAGATGGGGCAAGCGATAAGAAAGGACGCCCCGGCGTGCTCGAAGGGGCTGGTGTGGCCGTGTGCGAGCAGGTAGCGAGCAAGTTTGAGATCTCTCTCGGGATCGGTTGGGGAGGAGTCGGAGAGAGTCGAGACGCGGGCGGCTCTTACGGGTGTTTGATCATCACCGTAAGAGTTGATGAGTTGTACGGATAGCATTAAAAATCCTTTGTTTTAGGGAACTTAAGTTTGAGTGTGGCGTGCGCTGTTGCGTTGGGTTCGCCTATTTTCCGTTTGCGGTATTTTTGAACCCGCGGTTGAGCCGCGAGCGAGCGCCCGAATTGTACAAGGCTCATGCGCGCCGCGCCTGATTGCCCAACATCTTCAGCGTATCCCCTGAACGCGCTCCACAGGCTATCAACGGGCTCTCCTTGAGATCGGTCTACATGCTCACAACGCGCGGCAATAAATGCGCTGAGCGCGTCTGTCTCTTGTCGCCATTGACCGCGCCAGCGGTCAATATAAGCGCTGTGTGCGTAGCCGCCTCTCTGAATATATAGTGAAGCGTGTTCAAGACACCACGGAATCAGGATGTGATACTCTGAGCGCAGACGGTCGCCTAGATGGGGGTCTCGGTCCTGCTCTGAAAAGATATGATGGAACTCAATGGGGATCAGGCGACGCCAGAGACCGTGTGAACGGTCGCGTGAAGCGGGCAAAGTGTTAGCGGCAAAGAAGTGAGCCGCTCTAGGGATCATCCGAAAAGGTTTCTCATTTTTATTTTCAACGATGATTGCATCACCTGAGATCATGGCCTTGATCGTGTCGCTCTCTAGTAGATCACTCTCAGGCATCTCGGAGACCACGTTCACAGCCGCGCCGAAGAGCTGAGCTCGGCTGAAGCGCTCTTTCATGGCTTGGGGTGCAAGGTGGCTTGTGCGTTCGGGGCCGAAAAGATCGGTAATGAGTGAGGCGAGCACACTCTTGCCGTTTGAGCCGGGGCCGTGTGCAATCAGCGCGCTTGCTTCGCGGGTACAAAGACCGAGAAGTGCAAGCCCTAACCATTCGGCTATAGTTGTGATTTTGGCGTCGATCTCTTTAGAGATATCGCCCGCGGTCTCATCCTCTTCAGGTTCGCGGGCGAGCGATCGAGAGAGGAATTCATCGCAGAATATAGGGGGCGCTATGGGGGGGCGTCCTGTGTCTTCGTCCTGCCAATATTGGAGTAGAGAGGGGGAAAGCTCATATTCGAGCGCATGCACCGCATAATGAGAGGGGTCATGAGGTTGGATCCGCAAACCGTCACCGCCCGCGCTGACGAAGTGAGGACCCAGCGCGACGCCTGCGGGGGCTGTGTCAAAAGGGCTTGATTCTGTCGGTGCATGAGTGAGACTTGCTACCATTTTAACGGCGTTTGTGATGCGCCCGTGATTGATCGCGATGTCTTTGAATTCGCCTTTGTCGTTTTCGACTTGGGCACCTTCTAAAAGTGTGAAAATACGCTCCAGCTCAAGCTTGCTGTAGAATTTCCATATACCCTGTCGGGCATTATAGCGCCGGAGGCCGTCACCATGCCATATAGGGTGTGGGGAGTCACCCATAGCTTCGAGCAGAGATTGAGCGATTTTGAGATCATCGAGAGGATAGGAAAAGACCCGCCGAAGGGGGGCAAGCTCGGGATATTGAGGCAACTCGACAGGGGCAGGGGGGAGTGGCACGCTTTCGGCGTGCCCGTCCCTCTCTAGAATGTAGTCTAAAATCTCGCGCGTGTGTCGTTGTAGCTGGCCTGATTCAGCGCGGCGCCCTTCGCAGATGTAAGAGTCCACAACTACAGCGAGATCTTGAAGCATCTCTTCATGTTGAGTAAAGGATTCCGCTAAGAATCTGAGCGCGGCTCTGTAGTGTTGATAGGCTTCGTCTCCGCCTTGGGGGGTGAAGTCATGAGGGACGATAACGCGCTTTTTCCGCGCTTTTTTCGGCTTTCCTGAATCGCTCTCTGTGCTCCCCAAGTTACGCGCTGACGCGCTTCTCTTGGGGGCTCGTTCGCTCTCAGCGTTGGCCTTTCCGATTCTCCGAAGATAATCATCATAGAGATCAAGCGCGGCTATCTGTGCACACATCTCGTTTGAGAGTCGAGATACAGACACTTGAAGGCGTGGGTCCGTGGGTGTCTCTCCGCCCTTCAGGATGTGGGGCGCCGCGAACCCGCGCGACGGCTGGAGCGAGGCGGCGTCGACCTCCACGCGCGACAAATGAGCGAGAGAGGTATGTAATTGAGCAAAAAAATTCTTCGTGATCTGTAGCCCGATCTCCATCTCCTGAAGATCCTCGAAGATGAGTCCCGCGCGCGCCCCTCGAAGCGTTCGGTAGTAAAAGAAACCATCAAATGAATGAAAAGGAACGAGCGCCTCTTCGAGTTCCTCATAAAAGCGTTCGTCACTACGTGTGATCTCTGACGTTTTATCATGGGCTTCTGTATCATCGAGATCGATGAAGACGCCAGAGCGCTTGTATTGTACGTTGAGTTCACGCTCAACGGTAGACATAGAGGCATCACTACGGGGAGATCCGAAGCGTATGAGCGGCCCCTCTTCCGTTACGTAGGGATAGAGCCATACCTCACAAGAGAGGTATCGATAGTCTTTGGTGAGTGACTCCGCAAAGTTTTGTTTGAGGAGATGTTGAGGGGGCGTTTGCCCCGGCATCCATAACTTAGGGGGTGCGTATTTCCCATTATAAACGGGCACTTGTAGCGCAGATGATAGCATAGGCCGCCTTGTTTTCTATGTGAGTGGGTGGACGGGGTAAAAAATAATTAGGCTTGTTTTTTATGGTTGTCAAGAGTAAAGGGTATGATATCTTTATACACCCTGCTTTCGAAGGAGTATCAAAAAATGAGCAAAGGTGAGTTTGTATCGGCGCTATGTGACGAGGCGGTTAATCACCCCCCGCATTACCAAGCGCACACGGGATTTGAGGCGATCGATATCATTGAGGCTTGGGGCCTGAATTTCAATCTAGGAAACGCGCTCAAGTACATCGCGCGCGCGGGAGTCAAGGACGCGACCAAGCGAAACGAAGACTTGCAGAAGGCGATATGGTATCTCTCGCGAGAGCTACAAAGAGAGGATCAACATGAGCGCTAATAGGAAGCCGTGGGAAGCTACCTCACCTTCGCAAATCTCAACTTTCACAGACTGTCAGCGTAAATGGTTTCGGGTCAGCGTACTTGGAGAGCGCCCGCCATCGACGGCGGCCGCTGAGCTAGGTTCGGCCATTCATGAGCAACTCGAAGAATGGCTCATGCACGGGACACCCCCGCGTCACGGGACAGCGCTTGCGATGACGCGCGCCCTTCCCGCGGGCGGTAGCGTACCAGCGGGTTGTGTCGAACAATCTTTCGACGTACGCCCCCCGGGTTGGGCCGCGCGGGTACGCGGTCGAATAGACCTCATTCTACCTGAAGAGAATCAGATCATCGATCACAAGACCACGAGTAGCCTAAACTTTATGAAGACTCAAGAGGACTTAGAGAACGACGCTCAGGCGGTGCTATATAGCGCGATTGCGCTTAACGGCGCTCTACAACACAGTTTCGATGAGCCTCTAAAGTTCACGCTCAGCTATGGCACAACGCGCGGCGCGTGCTTAACGCGCGTCGTTTCGCGTGATTTCACGCGCGCGGCACTCGCCGCACCTCTCGACCGCATAAAGCGAGTCGTCGATGAGCAGAAGGCTACCTCTGAAGCGATGGATTGGCGTGATGTAGAGCCTAACTATGGGACGTGCGACAAATACGGCGGTTGTTTTTTTCGTGACGACTGCCGCCAAACTCAACGGTCTCTGATCTCCATCGAGGAACCCAAGGGGAATGCGCAAGCGTACTGGGCGGCGATGACAGGCGACTACACCGCGCCTCAAATTATCATCGAAGAGCCCCCCATATACACCGCGCCTCACGATGGATTAGACACCGCCGGGGCCGCATACGAGAACCCTAACCCGCCTGATGGACTCCCAGACGGGGAAGATCTACCCGAAGGTCAGAAACCCGCGCGGCGGCTCCCTCGCTTCGTGTTTGAGGGTAAGTCTTTGAGCGCGCTCAAAGCTCATGATCTACAGCGGGCAATTTCAGAACTCACAGGATCAATGAGTCAGCAAGTACTCGACACTTACACCGCGCAAACAAAGCATATTCACAAAGAGACAATGAGCGCGAATCGCGAGCGCCTTAAAATCATCCATCAGCTCACTTATGGGATTATTGAACAACCTCAAGAACCCCCATCACAAAGGCCACACATGAAAGACCTTTTTTCTCTTATCGCGCCCGTTCAAGAAGCGCCCGTTCAAGAGCCTATTCAGGAGCCTGTTCAAGAGCCCGTTCAAGAGCCCGTTCAAGAAGCGCCCGTTCAAGAGCCCGTTCAAGCGCCCGTTCAAGAACCTGTTCAAGCGCCCGTCCAAGAACCTGTTCAGGAGCCTGTTCAAGAGCCTGTTCAAGCGCCCGTTCAAGAGCCTGATTGGGTTAACCGCCCTATAGAGTTTAAGATGATGGACGGTAACTTATTACTCATCGACGCGCTATGTATTAAGGGAGAGAACAACAGCCTTTTAGAAGAGTTAGCGCCTCTTATCCGAGAGGTTGAAGCACAAGCTAAAGCGCCGATTCTCGCGATCCCTTATGATCAGGGATGGAAAGACGTGGGGGCTATTTTGAGCCGCCGCGCTCATCAGGCAGGTTGGCCATTTTCTAAAAATATTGTAACAATTCAGTCCACACACCCGTTTTATAGACACTGCTCTCATATTATCGAGAGTCTAGCCGATATTGTGATTAAAGGATCACATTAAAGAAAAAGAGACATAAAAATGAGTACTTGGAACACATCGAATAATGAGAATCAACAATGGCAAAACGCACCAGCGCCTTCACCTTGGGATAATTTCGAGACGATCGATGCAGCGCCGCAACGTAATGGCTATCTCCCCCCCGGGATTGACGCGCCTTGTAAAATCGTTGAAATGAAGATGATTCAATCGATCAAGAATAACAATCGGCCTGTATTTATCGCGACCGTTGAGATTGAGGACGAAGGCGAAACGAGGCGCTTTGATTGGGTCGCTAAGGCAGATGAGAGACCATATCTACAAAACATCAAATCTCTTGTGCTCGCGCTGAACCCCGGCGCGCCTTCCAACAGCTTTGGTCGTGAGCTCATGGAAGAGCTCACAGGGCCCTCACAGCCCGCCCGAGGCACTTCTTGTCATGTGCGGACAGAGACAATACAGACGCGATCGGGTCATGACTTTACTAAAGTTTACTGGTCGCCAGCGCGTTAACCGCTTCTAAACTCACAAAGGCATTATGAAAAATCTAACAATCGATTGTGAGACCGAGCTTATCGGGCAAGGTCGCAAAGTGCCTCGTATGGCATGTATGAGCGCGAGTGATGGACACGCGCATGAACTGTTAAGCCCCGATGAAGGTTGTGATTTATTGGCGCGTTGGCTGCGCTCTTCTGAAGGTTGGCTGATCGGGCATAATATCGCGTTTGACTTGGCTGTTGTAGCGCGCCACCGTCCCTCTTTAAGCGCTGATATATGGCGTCTGTACGATAGCGGGCGCGTATGGGATACGGGGATTCATGAGCGGCTTTTGGCGCTGTATCATGGCTGGAGTGAACACCCCACAATAGGCCGTCCTATCATATCGCAAGGGGTGAGTTTGGCTCAGTTGGCCAAAGGTCTTTTGGGGCTCGATCTCACAGATGTTAAACTTGACCCCAAAAGCCCGCGCTATCAGTATGGGGACTTGATCGATGTACCGCTTTCTCAATGGTCGAGAGAGGCGCGAGAATACGCGCTCGAAGATGCACGCATCACGCATCAGATTTTTGAGCGTCAACAAGCCTCTCTGAATGGACTAAAGCATGAGGCGCGCGGAGAATTGCGATATCTCGCAAGTTTTGATTTGCAGGTGCGCGCCGCGTGGGCTCTGCATCATTTGGAGATTTGGGGGTTGCGATCAAGTAGCGTTGCGCTGGATCAATGGCGGCAAAATATCGATCATAAACGCGCCGCTCTCCTTCTGGATCTTCAATCATATGGACTTGTAGACGCGCAGGGCAAGCGTTCAATGAATGCAATCAGAGCACTCATCGAGACTGCTTATGGTACCCATCATGCCCCGCGGACGGCATCGGGACAGATTCAGACGGCTAATGATGTATTGACTGATTCAGGAGAGCCTATTCTTGTTAAACTCGCAGAGTATCAGGAGATGGCAAAACTCAAAAGCACGTTTGAACCCGTACTAGCAAGCGCCACAGAGCGGCCGCTAAACGCCCGTTGGAACGTGCTTGTAAGGACGGGCCGAACCAGTTGTATCAAACCTAACTTGCAAAATCTGCCCCGTCGCGGTGGCTTGCGAGAGTGCTTTGTACCGCGTGAAGGGTGTGTGTATATCGGCGCTGACTACTCAACGGCGGAGCTCATCGCGCTGGCGCAAGTGTGCCTAAATCTTGGGTATGATAGCAAGATGGCGAACGCGATCAAATCAGGCCGTGACCTACATCTAGCACTTGCCGCGGATCTAATGGGGATCAGCTATGAGCGCGCGCTTGAGTTGAAGAACTTAGGTGATGAGCAGATAAAAGAGTACCGCCAGCTTGCCAAAGTGCCTAATTTCGGCCTACCCGGCGGGCTCGGCTCACATGGTCTTGTGAACTTCGCTAAAAGCTCATATGGAGTAGAGCTCACGGAGCAAAAAGCCGATGATTTGAAGCGCGCGTGGTTCGCGAAATGGCCCGAGATGCGCGCTTATTTCGATCACATTAAACAGCGTGTCGAGATCGGTCATATTGAACAGCATTACACACACCGCCGAAGGGGTAATATCGGCTTTACAGACGGGGCCAATACTTACTTTCAAGGGCTTGTCGCAGACGGAGCCAAGACCGCGCTCTATAATGTAGTGCGTGCCGCTTGGATGGAGCCCAAGAGCCCCTTATTTGGTGCTCGACCGATACTCTTTATTCATGACGAGATCATTTGTGAGGTCGAAGAGCGCCACGCCCCCGCGGCGGCTGACGAGCTCGCGCGAATTATGGAGCGCTCGATTAAGCCGTTCGTGCCGAATCTCCCGATATCCGCTGATGCTTGGGTGTCGCGCGCGTGGCGTAAGGGGCTCGAAGGGGTCCGAGATGGGGACGGTGTTTTGTTGATCCAAGATTGAGCGTATTTTCATCATTTGAGAATGCAGTTGCTCAAGCTCAATCTTGATTTCATGTGTCGCGCTGTCACAGGCTGAAGGGGCGGGCGCCTGTAATCTGTGTGGGCCTTTGGTGAAGAGAATGAATATCGAGTAATAACCGA